CTACAAGACCCATGAGCCGTCCTCGCGAGCGATTCCGATGAAGCCGTTGATAATCTCTGGCTGAGATCGCTTCATCAGACCTTCATGCGTCTCGCCTGTTTTGGTTTTGACTGTGATGCGGTAGATGTCAGCCATCATTCCTCCAATTTTTAGGCTTCCTGTCGTCTGATAATTGTTGCCAATAATGAAAATGGTGAATTATTGCCGACGATTCAGAAGTGAAGTAGCTTGTTCATTCACTCTAAGGAGATTTCAAAATGTCAGAATATCGTTTCTCAGATACTTGCACCGCAAGAGTCCTGATGGCTGGCAGCACAAGAACAATTATATTTGCTGGCAGTGATGTTCCTTTCGGGCTGGGAGGAGTCTTGCCAGATGATGCCGAAGCTGGAGTTTCTTATGCCTGCAGATTTTTGAACCTCAGCGAAAGAGAGAGGGAAAGCTTCAAAAATTTTTTATTGAGCAATGGCTTCCAATGAGATTTCATCATCAGGCGCACTCGTAAATGCGCCTTGTGATGTTTAGTGGTTCACTATGTTTTGAGAACGCTTCTATATAACGGCTTGCCTATCTGTACATCAGGTCGCTCACCGTACAATTATCCCCGGACTATTCCTATAAAAGATGCCTGCCGCTTGTTAAGCTGAATATATCGGCCAGGATTATTTCCATCTTGTTGGTGGAGTGGCTCCTACAAACAAGGTCTGTGAGTCGCAGGGATGAAGACCATACAGACAGGAATGTCTTGCGAGAAAAAGCATCAGGGAAACCAAGTCAACGCTGCGTTAATAATTATAAAAAGAGAAAATATCTATCCTGTCGTCGCCCCAGCCATGGGGCTTTTTTTTATCTCAAACACTGCTCCCGAACATACGCCTGCAATCCGCTCAACTGCCTGGTCACGGTCTCGATCCGCTCCCTGAGGGTGAAATAATCCCGTTCAGCGGAGTCAGTAAGTCCGGGGCTGGCTGCATCATCCAGGCTGGCGGTGCCGGAGGCGGATTGCTTCGTACAGGTCGCGTGGAGCTGCAACCGACGCTTGCCAGAAGCAACGTCATCATGCAGCTGATCGATAGTCGCCTGAGCATCTGCAAGCTCCTGTGTGTACTTGGCGTCAAGCGCTGCGACATCGCGCTGGCGAGTCTGCATGTCTTTGATGGTGTCTTTAGCCAGATTTAATTCACGATTAACTTTGGTTAAAGATGCCTGAGTTTCTGTGAGCGCTGACCGGTAATGACTGGCGATGACAATAGCGATTGCCAGCAGCAGGCTCATTGCGGAAAAGAGGATGATCTTCCAGTTAAAGGTCATTGGCTTTATCCGCTCTGCACAGTTCCCGCTCTATATCCCTGCGAGTTTGCAATCCTTTCCACTGCTTACCGCCTGCCCATGTCCATTTACGCAGCTCGTCGCAGGCTCCTTTTCTGTCGCCATTGTTGAGCTTTTTTAGCAATGTTGATGACCGGAAAGCGCCTACCCCTACGTTGTAGGTGAACGAATAGAGCGCGGCGCGCTGGTAAGTGGACAGCGGAACCTTGACTGAGGCATCCACGGCTTTGACAACCGGCTGCATGTACTTGTCCAGAAGTGCATCGCATTCCTGCTTTGTGTAGACCTTGCCCATCTTCACATCAGGGCCGGTAATGCCTGCACACACAGTAGGAATGCCGACAGGATCGAGGTAAGGCTTGTATTTAACGCCTTCCTGGTCCTGTATCAGGACGCCAGCGATAAATGACGCCCCGCCCGCCGCAGCTGCAACCAGTGCAGTACGTAGTTTCGCTGGTATCTGCATGGTCTCACCTATGGCGACAGTTCCTGATCGATGTCTTTGACGATTTTGGCACCCTCGGAAATGTTAGTTACATCACCACGGGCATATGCAGCTTTGAGGATTTCCGTTCGCTTGCGATCTTCCTCAATCGCCGCTTTGTTCTTTCGGTCGTTTGAACGATATGTCAGCCAGGTGAATGTCGCCGTTATGACAAATCCCAGGGCAAACAGAACATCCTGAAGAGTCAACATGGCGAAGAATCCCGTTAGACCTGACCAGAAATACGACCAGAATCCGTTGTTGGTATTCATACGTAGCATTTCTCACACCTCCGATAATGGAAGTGCTGTGATGTAGTTAGGAAAGGCCAGCGAGGCATCGGATGCGAGGGTTCATCTGTGATTGATTGCCTGTGGCCTAATACGAAAAGGCCCGCCGAAGCGAGCCTTAAAGTTTGTATGGATATTGTGATGCATGTCATAACGTATAAACCTTTTTGGTTTATTATCTACCCATCTAAACAGGAGCGAATGCTATGACCACTATCACTATTAACACCTACGCACCGGATTCACGTTTCGACATGAGCAAAGAAGAAGCGAAAGAGTTTTTCGCTTTCGTTCAGCGCAAGGCTGAGTCTCTCGGTTATGACGTGGCGTTTGATGAAGCTATATCAGTGGACGAAGAAAGTGAGCGCTTCGTTGAGAAGTGTTTTTCTGAATACTGATTGAGGTTTCTATGCCGCTTAAAGACTACATCGACAAGAATTACTCCAGCCAGGCAGATTTCGCTTCCGCATGCGGCGTAGCGCCTCAGCAGGTAACTAAGTGGATCAGCATGGGGTGCGTAGTTATCAATGGAAAGCTTTACAGCCCTCGCCGTGATTTACCTGCGATAACGTGACGAAAACTGGAAAGAGCACTGACTAGCGCCGTCACAATTCAACACCAACCTTTCGCATCTGCGCTATTCGGGGAATGCGGATTGCCGTCTGCCTAATGCCCTTGCCGGTTTCGTATCACGCTTCTTTGGTTTGACGATCCCACTCTTCACGGAATTTATTCGGGTTATCGAAACCCTGAGTAGCGTTGCAGCTTTTCATATGAACACCTGTTGGTTTGGTTGAGCCAATAAAAAAGCCCCGAGCTATTAACTCAGGGCTTTTTTCTTTTGTTTGGCTGCTCAGTTCGCTTTTGCTCCGAGCATACACAAAATGTACTACTTCGATTTCGCGATTGCAATGCTTTCGGAAAATATTTATTACTTAAGCCGCTAATTGAGGAAATTCATTCTCAATTTCACGCTTCATTGCGAAAAATATTTCCGAATCGAGCACGTTCTCGCACCAGACAACACGACGCCGACATGACTGAACATCCATTCCGGTGACATGGTTCATCAGTCTGGCGATATCTTGCGTGCAATTGCGATGGCAATATCGCTTAATAGCTACATCGCGGACGGGGCTTTCACGGTGAAAGGTTTTAACCATTACGCGCTCAACAAACGCAGCATCATCTGATTCTTTGGCGAGAGCGATGATATTGCTGAATGAAGATTGCGGGATGACCAGTTCGCGAGCTTTCTGATAAAGAGCATCGCCCCGCAAGCCTTCCTCCTCGTATAGCCGCATGACAACGCTTTCTATCTGCTTAGCCTTATCATCGCTCCACTGACTGCGGATCATCAGACGGCCGATAACGTTGATGGCCCCAGCTGGAGAATCGTCTCCTGCATTAACTTTGCCCCATACCTGAAGCATGTAATGCACCCACGCTTTCTGACGGGAGTTGATGGTTTTCTTCGGATGCTTCCACACGCGGCGAAAGTGAGCATCGTCGATGAAGTTAACCATGCCGAATACTGGTGTGAGTCTCATGCTGCATCGCCTCCCTCTGGTTTGTTGATACCGAGCCGGTTTTCCAGCTCCTTACGCATGTCCTTTAAGCGCCGCTCGGTCTCGTGAATGTTGTTAAGCTGCCATTCAACAGCCTCAAGCATTTCCTTATCCTTCTGGCGCTGCTGAGCTAATGCGATGTTTGTTACCGTCGTCATACTGGCTCTCCTACCATTGAATCGAGTTGTCGCCTTAACATTTTCAGGGCACCGTCCGGGAATGGCTGACGTGCAAGGCCGGTGAATATGCCCCTGACTTTCCGGTCGCTCAGTCGCGGCAGTAAGGCGCTCACCGTTGCGCGGATAGCACCGTTAACCTTGCGTCCGTCTTTCTGCGCCAGCTTTGCTGCCAGCTCCACCGTGACCAGGGCATCGAGATACTCCTCGCAAACCTCTCTGCTTACTTCGCTCATGCTGCCTCCATCAATTCGGCTATATTGGGTAACTCCCCGCCCAACTCAGTCACTACCAGTACGAGCATTCCGCCTTTAACCGCCTGACAGCGCTTGATGCGCATATCGTCTACCTGACCGTCATCCAGCCAGAAGCCCGCACTGGTTAGTGCGTCAAAAACGGCTTTGGGTAGATTGTCCAAATCGCGTTTGCGGTTATCGGGAGGTGCTGCGTGGATGGTGATTCTGATGCGGGGTTGGATTTTGATGTCTAACTTGTGCTGCTGAATTATTTCGATTACTTCTCGTCGGTATCGCTTACCCCAATCGCTGATGTAGTGGATTCCTCTTGAGTGACGCCAGTACCGATTATTGGAGGGCGGCCAGGGCAGGACTATTCGGTATTCGCTCATCGCACCGTTACCCTCCCTTCTCGCGTTAGCTTTTGCAGCGTCAGGACGATAGCCCGATCCATTTCAGAACGCCTTTCTTCCCGGCTTAAGTCTTTGCCGTTGTCGATTCGCTCATGACATGGCGGGCAAAGCGCCGCTGTTAAGCTGTCGTCGACCTTAAGGCCTATTCCCTTCCCTTCATTCCGGTGCGCGGCCTGAACTCCATACCGGCCACACAGAACGCAGCAATCTATCTCCCTGACTGCCTGAAGCCATTTATTGCTCCTGAATATCGTCATTTGCGATATCTCCGTTCGGGTCTCGATACACAAGCCATTCATTGATGCACTCGCCGCAGGCGTAGGTCTCATCAGGCTCCAGTTGCTTGCTGCATCCTGCGCAGAGAGCTCTGGCTATGCTCTGCTGCTCGTAGGTTTGGGTTTGGATGGGGCTAAGCATGTTGGCTTTCCTGCATCATGAGGAAGACAATTGCCGCCGCACGAAGTGGGTTCCGGTGTGTGACACTGATTCCTGATTCGTGTGATGCCTGCCATACAGTCTTTCCTGATGGGTAAAGGCCAATCCGGTGCTTCTTCATAACCGGAAAAAGCTCTTCGGAACGACGTAGTGGAAAATAACCAGTCGTCTGCACCGTGTTGAACCAGTTCCATGACAACTGAGCGCCAGTGCTTTCGTGAGGGTGAATGATTGCGCTGTACTTTGGCTTGAGGAAATAAGCGAGTCGAACGCTAATTTCACCATCACTTAATTTGCTGTAGTCCATCAGTGCAGCCTCGCTGTGTTTGTGCCGTCGACTGGCTCAATGGTGATAACCAGTTCTTTGTCTTCCAGTTGCCAGATGAGCCCTTTGTCTTCTTCGCCCTCGCTCATCTGCTCGACGAAGCCCATCAGGTAATTCATCAGGATGTTCATGGCATCCACGCCATCGCCCTGCATGTCTTCCATGAGGTCGGCGAAACGCTCTGCGTACTCGTATTCATTGGTCATGCTTCCTCCTGGCGCGTTGACGCAGCCACCGGACATCAGCAAGGTGGGCGGTATACGCGTACGTTGGGATTTGAGAGGGAGGTAATTCAGGTTTCTTCTTGCGGCGGGGTCGGACGATGAATATGCAGTTTTCCATTACAGCGACTAGGCTGCTTTTTCGTTTTCGCATTTCAGCGCCTCCAGGCGTTTTCTGCCATACGCCATTAGCTCATCACGATCGACAGTCGTCATCCGGCATTCTCCAGCTCGCGGCCACGGGTGCCAGATGATGAGCATCGAGCCTTTGTTGTTGCCGTTGACCGGCTTGCCTGTGCTTGCGTTCAGAAATGAGAGGCGGCCGCCAGTTATGAACCTGACTTCATGCGCTGTTCTGATAGCCTCCTTGAACCACTGGACAGAGGTATCAGCAGGCAGAAGCATCACGCAGCCAACACTGTGATCTGCATTCTCCTGTGCGGCCTTCTTAACGAAAGGCATTGGCGCACTGTATGGCGGGTTCAGCCATGCGTAAGCACGGCCTACTCCGATCGGCATTTTCGATAGCCAATTCGCTTCGAGAGTGTTTTCCTTTTCATCAATGAACCTGGTGCAAAGCGCATTACTCTGACTAGCTGCCGCATCGAGGAAAAACGGAAACTCACTGCGCAATGCCCGGTAGATTTCCGGCGGTGTTTGCCAGAGGTCTTTTATTTCAACAGGCGTATTTGATTTGTCAGTCATGCTGCCACCTTCCTTCCTGTTCGTTTGGCCCACTCAATCGCTTCCTGAGCGTCTTCGCCCCAGCTGACGCCTCTCTCTGCACCAAACGCGTAAATCAGCTCCAGAAGCTCGCTGAATTCGCTAACGCGCATCTTGCTGGTCGACTGCCCGAGCACGACAAAGCCGCCGTTGATGCCAGGTGCCGAGCGCTGCCCCTTGAGCGCCGCTGTGAAGATGTGCTTCCAATCTTCGCTATCCAGCTTCATGCCATGCCAGACGACCTGTTCAGACACATCGCGCAGCGTGGCCCAAAGACGTTTGTTCTGCTCTACTGAGCGCGTCTTTTCCTGAATGGTCACGATGAGAGGTCTTTCGGGGTCGGGGTAAAGCTGCTGGATGGTGCGGATGGCGTTTTGCTGGACTAGCGGTGTGCGGATTTCAAACGTTTGTTTCCTCATGGTCGAATCTCCGTTCTCCCGCCTAGTATGCGGATTGCTAACCGCTCGCGAATTGTTAGTACTCGGCTCGCCCCTCGTGCATTTACGATTTCCGGCCGCCCTTTTGGTGGATAGTTAACCCTGACAGATTGACCATCCAAGGCGTGAGACGCTTCAAGCAGTGCAGACTTCAGGTGCTCCGGGCATTCTTTTTGAACGCGCTCACCGTCAGAAATGACGCCTGCTATTCCCTGCAACATACTTGCTAAGTTACTTAGGTCATTTTTCATCAATCCCCCTTAACCTTGAGACCGGCGGCGCGGATAGCTTCTGCATCCATAGCGGCATCGATTTGTTCGCGCAATTTAGTTTCGTAATAATCGTCCTCTTCATCCGTGATGACTTGAGACCAGAACATGCTATGGCTTCCGTAAACCATTGGGTCGCGGACATTGACCGCTTTAGATACTAGCCAGTCCATCCTTCGTTTATCAGCAAGCAACTCAATCTCTACCGCCGCGCGGGATGCCTGCCACGCCATCCATGCAAGGTTGATGTCATGGTCGATATATTGCTGATCTTCTACCGCTGTAAGTGCGTACTTAGTCCGGTAAAGATTCATGCCTGTTTCAATTCTTACCCACGCCTCAAACTGCTCTCTGCTCTTATCCACGGCGCTTCTCCTCTTTAGCCAACACGAATGCGCTGCACAGCAGAATCAGCGCGTCAGTGAACATCAGGCCGTCCTGTTTAACGATGGCAGCGAACATGAAACACAGGCCGATGAAGACCAGCATTATGATGCTCATACCCGCATCTCCTGCCGTACCGCGCGCAGCTGCTGATTGATGAACGCAGTCATCGGATTTGAACATCCGAACTGACATAACTCATGCGCTGCGACATACAGGAATGAGCCTTGGTGCTCGCTGCACTTCTCTGAGTTGTAGCGCTCAATGCGTCCTGAATCGTGTTCGTCACGGAGAATGCGCTGTACTGCCCCCATATCTATGCCGGTTCCTTCGGATACCTGCCGGGAAGACACTGGCCCATGCTCAGTGACGTATTCGCGGATACGCTGGCGATTCGTTTTACCTTCGCTTAACTCGTACAGACGGCAGCGTGTTCCTATTCCGGTGCTTGCAGAGCGTATCAATGCCCCTTCTTTCACAAGCCCGCAGATGACCGCCGCTACACGGTCGCCCTTTCCGCCTAGTTCCTCAACGAGCTGCTTGACGGTTCCTTTCCGGTTCACTTCGAACCAGGTCATTATTTGCAACTTGGTTATCATGATGAGTCTCCGCTCAATACCTCGCCTTACTGATTGCCTGAAGCATTATCAGCTGGCTGGTAAAGAGATATCGTTTGGTGAGTGTTTCGATGTCGATGAAGCGAGGAGTGCCGATGTATCTGGCGATGGTGTCTATGTCATCGAGGATTATTTGCATGGCGGCTCGGGGAGCGGTTGCCAGTGTGTTATTTCGCTGCTTTGAAAACGGGACATGAGATCGCTTTTAATAAACCAGCTTGGCCCCTGCCTTTTATCCTCATCCCACCAACACCAGTAATTGCCGTCTGAATCAGGCAACCGATCGCTGCATGGAATCCAGCCGCCAACCGCCTTACCTGCCAGCGATTCGAACTGCTGCGCGGTGGTGTCGGTTTCGAGGGTGGTTGATGTATATCGACAATCGCAGTCAATGAAAATTGGCTCTCCCCATGGCTGCACCCCGCCACTATCTGCTAAACCAGTGTTGCCGCATTTTGGACAAACTGCCGTCTCCGAAACTTTGTCTGTAGCGGGCGGTGCGGTGTAGGCGGGGATGACAACGCCGCCAAAGTCATCTTTAGATTTCATGGCGTCAAGTTCACGAAAGTAAGCTCTTAGCTCGAAACCTTCCCCATCACCATAATCAATCTGATTCAGGTAATATGCAGGCTCCGCCAGCTCCCGCTCTTTGCGCAGCGCCAGATTTTCCTCTACCAACTTCATAATCTCGGAATCGCTGATGTCGTTGAAACTTTCTTCCTTGAATTGACGTTGCAGCGACTCTAAACGCTCATTGCTAATAGTGCTCATGGTTAATCCTTGTGATGTTCGGTTGGCTTAGCGCCAGTCGTTAGATTGAGAGGACTGTTTCTCGTTGCGGGCGTACTGCATCGCCGCTTCCTGCTGGTCGATGTTGACGAAGTGACCGTTTTTCCAGCCCATGTAGAATGTCTTTGGCTCGCCTGAGCGGTATTTGCCGATAATGATTTCAGCGATTCCCTTCATGTCGCTGTTCTCGTGATACACCTCATCGCGATACGGGAAGATAATCACGTCAGCATCCTGCTCAATTGCGCCAGAGTCTTTGAGGTCGGCAAGCGTCGGTCGCTTATCTGCTCTTCCTTCAACCCCTCGGTTTAGCTGCGACAGCAGAATTACCGGCACCTTGTTGCGGAGGCAAAACTGCTTCAGCTTGCGGGTGATTTCGGCGATGGCGATGTCGTTGCGCTCTGCCTTCGGCTTCTCAAGGAGCCCGAGATAGTCGATAGCGAGGAAGCTCAGGCCGCCGTCAGAGTTCAGTCGTTCAGCGTGGGCAATGCAGTCGTCTACGGTGAACGATCCGTCGATAACGTAGTTGTTTTCGTCCATTAGCGTACCGGTAGCAGTTGTCAGGCGGGTGTACTGCTCCTGAATCATGTTCAGCGGGTTACGAAGCGCGACTACTGACAGGCCAGCACGGTCGGCAACGTGTCGCTCGACGACCTGCATGTCGGACATTTCCAGAGAGACAAACAGACCCTTACCCTTCTGCCTGCCGATTGAGTTCGCGATGTTGATGGCGAGCTCGGTTTTGCCCATGCCGGGACGTCCGGCGATTACTATCAAATCAGTGCGGTCGAACCCGCCGTACTCGTCATCCAGCGCCTGAATGCCGGTCTTGAGGTACAGGCCGGATTCTTCACCCTGCATGCGGCTCTCCAGAACATCCATGTAGTCTTCCAGCAGGTCGGCAATGCGGCGCGGCAACTTGTCGTTGGTTTCGAACTGAAGCTTTGACAGGATGCTTCCCACCTCGCCAATCCGGTCGTTGATATCGTGCGTGCCAGCCGATGCAAGAATCCCGGCCGCCCGGTTAAGCTCGGCAATTCCACGCCGCAGCATCCAGCACTGGCGCACACGCTTAGCCCATCCACGGATATTGGCAGCCGTAACGCACTTGGCCCCGACCTCAATCACCAGGTCTTTCGTACCATCAGGAACGGCAGCCTGAACAGTGAACATGTCCACCGGCTCGGCTTTGGTCAGGAGGGTGACGATTGACTGGTACATGGTGCGGAGGTGGAAATTTTCAAATGCTTCTGCGGGGAGCTTTCCGGCCACTTCACGGCAATCGATGTGATCGCCTTTCACGAGCATCGAGCCGACCAGCTGATACTCAAAATCGTAACTGTCCATCAGCTATCAGCTCCTAAAATCTGGTCGATTTTCTCCTGGCGAAGCGCGGTCTCAATTCCGTAGCGCTTGCCTTCCGGGTTCTGACCCATCGCCCACGGCGTCGGCTGGTAGCCGTGCTCCAGATAACCGTTCAGAAGCGAGTCGATATCCTTCGGCTCCCGCTTCAGCTCCTTGCACTGCTTCAGGTAAGAAACCCACAGGCGCTTGATGCCATTCTCCACCGTCGTGGTGACGCTGCGGATTTTAGGCAGTCCGAATCTTTCGGCTTTGCAGTTCCAGGTTTCTTTCAGTCTCTCACGGTCGAATACCGGAAGCTTTGAGCGAGGATTGGTGCCGGTAGCTCTCGGGTTTGTTCCGAGCTGGCGAGGTGTTAATGGCTTTTCAGAAACAACATCCGACAAGCCCACTTCGTGGGTTTGGGTAGTTTCTTTCTTTTCTTTTGTAATAGTTTCTTTTGTGTGACCCTGTTTTGGTGACAGGGCTGTCACCGTTTTGGTGACACTATTTGTCACCATTGCAGTGACATTATCACCAGAGTAGTGACACCCTTCGATTTGCCACTCACTGATTTCCTTGTTCGGCCCGATTAATTGCCCGTCACGCCTGATAACTTTCATTGCGATCAGCTCATTCTTGGCCTTGTTGACTTTCTGTCTTGGCAGCCGGGTAAGTTGAGCTAATTGGCTGTCGGAGATGCGGTCCATTTTCTTACCAAAGCCGTATGTTTTGCGACAAATGGCATGAGCAACCTTGCTCTGGTTCTTCGTTAAATCTGCGCCGATAAGCTCGTCATACAGGGCATTTGCAAGACGGGTATATCCATCTTCAATTTCTGCCACACGACGCTCCGCAGGCCGCTCTACAGGCCTTAACTGAGTTACTGTTGCGAGATTACTCATGACCTTTACCTCTGAATAACTGTTTCACCCGTTCCCACTCAGCCCGGAATCGACCAGGCTGCTTAAAACCGGACAGGTAGCGATCACGAATAATGTTTTTGTGTAATTTGTCCTGGTCAGGACTGAGTGAATTTTTCATGCGTCTTCCCACCCTGAGCTTTTCAGCCAGTCGCGGTATTCGGTCAGGATTCTCTCTGCACTTTCCGGGAGAGTTAATGCCCATTCGCAATCTGCGACCAGCTGGATGAACTCGCGGGCCTTTGTCGCATTGAACTGGGGCAAAGCCGCGCTGCGGGTGAGCTTCTTCTTACCGGCAGCTTTCGCCTTGCTCATCTGCTCAACTGCCACTGATGAGGCCTGCGCGCCATGCTCACGAGCCAGCGCGACGGCGGTAGTTGCTGCCACCTCGCCAGAGCGAACCATGCCGATCAGCTCATCACCGCACGACAGAAGCTGGAGGTGATGATCAACGTCAGCCACAGAACGCTTCACCTTCTTGGCTATCTCACCAACTTCCCATCCCTGATTTACCAGCCGCTGATAGGCTGCGGCGCGCTCCAGCGGAGACAGAGGTTTACCCTGAGAGCTGGTAACCATGAAGGCAATTCGATCGGCTTCGGTGCCAACGAAATCTTTGCACTCAAGGCGAACCACTTCATGACCTGCTTCAGTAGCCAGCTTAGCGCCGTAATAGCGATGGTGACCGTCGATAACCTTGACGCCCTTGTCAGTTACTTCGACTGCCAGCGGAGGCACGAACTCACCGGCGATGAACACATCGCGGAATTCTTCGACGTGTTGCTGGTCAATTTCGCGGACGTTGTAACCTGGTTCAATGTAGATTTCACTCAGCGGCACAAGGTACGTTTTCTTTACCGTAGTCTCAGTGCCGTTCCTGTCCTTTTGCTTGTAATGCAATGATAAAGTGCTCATAATTACTCCTGTAGAAAAACACATTAGTGTTGGCGTAACACAGTGTTATCAGGCCTCAAAAGAGTTACCGCTCTCTTGGGGCTTTTCTTTTGTAAGCAGCAACGCAACCTGCTTTGCCAGCTTCGATAATTCCTCGTCTTCAACTCCCCATTCCAGAATTGCCAACAGCATCGACATCTTCGGGATCATGCTGGATTTCCAACGGGTAATTTGCGACTCATCAACGCCCAGCTGAGATGCGATATTTCGCTGACCGCGAATAGCGATGCGGTTGAAAATGTTGCTGGTAATTGCGTTGGCTCTCTTGCGTGTGCTTGTAAGTTCCATTCGGTATTCTTCCTTTGTTTTTTAGATAGATACGTGAGCAGACCGTGGGGTCTGCCACTTAAATGAATTACCGCGTTGTCGGCGGTTCAGATTGGTAAAGAGCGGGTACTGCTTAGGCGGCCTGCGTATCGCGACGATTGCCAGGGAACGGCTTAAGCTCCTCAGCAGAAACTGACCCATCATCGTGGACGGTCACAGTTATGTTTCTTTTTGAATTGATAGCTTTGAATATCGCGCTTTGATAAACGCCCAGGTCACTAGCTGTTTTTGTCTGACCAAAACGGGCCGCGTAATCTTTAAGTTTCAAACGCTGCATATAGCGGTCCTCCTTATGAACACTTTCATTATCACCGCAAGAGGTAAAATAGTCAACACATGCGGTGTTAGTGATTTATTCCATGCGGTGATAAATTTGCACCATGAACACTAAAAAGAAGCCTCTCTCCGCAGAGCAGCTAGAAGACGCAAATCGTCTGAAAGCGATTTATGAAAGTAAAAAAAATGAACTGGGCCTGTCTCAGGAGTCAGTGGCGCATGCGATTGGGGTTGGTCAGTCTGCCGTGGCGGCTTTGTTAAATGGTGTAAACGCATTGAATCACAGTAATGCAGCAGCTTTGGCAAAAGTGCTTCGTGTTGGTGTTGAGGAGTTTAGCCCTTCACTTGCAGCTGATATTGCCGATATGTATGCATCATTAGGCACTGAAAAAGGTGTTAACCCTGTGTATGAGTACCCTCTGTTTACCTCTGTACAGGCAGGAGGGTTTGCTGAGGTGGGAACATATACTGCAAAAGATGCTAAGGCGTGGGTCGAAACCACCAGGAAAGCAAGCGCAAACGCTTTTTGGCTTGAGGTGAAGGGGCATTCAATGACGGCGCCTCAGGGGGTTCGCCCAAGTTTTCCGGAAGGCATGCTAATACTCGTAGACCCGGCTGAGGATGTGGAACCTGGTGACTTCTGCGTGGCGTCTATCAATGGCGACTCGGAAGTGACTTTCAAGAAATATGACCGTGATGCAGGCGTCAGTTATCTCGTTCCGTTAAACCCTGCGTACAGGGTTCTTGATTGCGATCACACATGCCGCATCATAGGCAAGGTAGTTAAGGCGCAGTGGCCTGAAGAGACGTTTGGGTGAGATAGCAAACCAATTTCTTAAATTTATTCAGGATGAAAACATTCAGTGGCTAAGAAAGATGATTTCAGGCCTACGCAAAAACAGGTTGATGATGCCATTAGCGTTCCAAAAATCGTTACTTTCTCGGGGGTAGCCTGGAATGCTAGCGAAGGCAGGACGCCGATTTGGTATAAGCTTGACCTTAAAGCTTTTGATGTCTATGGAAACCCCTTAGTTGGCATAAGATTTATGCTGCATTGGCGTTATCCAATTGTCGAAGGTGTGGATATTGTCAAACTTTCTTATGTTATGTTTTTGCATGACCGCAGGGTGTTTGCCCTAGATCCATATCCTGCTGACAACAAGCCTCACCGTAACAGAAGCAAGGTTGATCATCCTGATTTCGTTGACGTGGCCATTGGGTCTCATTACCACCTGTACTTTGAGTCTGTTGGGGAAGAGGTTGCATTAAAATTAGATGTAGACATCAAACCAGACGATTTCTTTGGCTACTGGAATTACTTCTGTTCTGCGCTTAATATCACTTACATAGGCAATCCTCCTTTGCCACATCAAGACAACTCAGGCCAGCTATCATGGGAAATGTAACGTGTTCAACAGTCATATCTAAGCTCGGGTTCGAATGTCACCCAATGAGCGATACACTGCTGCGCGTCATTAGCCCGTTCACATACTACGATGATAGCGAACAAATCAGCGTTTTTGTTCAAGAGATGAGCGGGCAATATCGCATCACCGATTACTGTGACACCTTGATGAACATTGAGTCTCGAGGGATAAACCTGACAAAAAGAAAAATTGATCTCATTCGGGCTTCTTTAGCCTCTCAAGGTGTGACACTTAACGAGTCGGGTGAGATTTCGGCATGGGCAACAGAAAAGAATGTCGGGGCAATGACGGCAAATGTCATTCGAGGTGGGTTGCTTGCGTCAGCTCAATCGGCTGATTGGTATGCAGAAGTTAAAGATGATCGGTTTGAAAAGTGTGTCATTAGTTATCTCAAATCACAGGGGCTAGGCGCCAGACTTTCTCTTAAAGAAAAGGTGAGAGGAATAAGCGGTCATGACATTACTATTCCCATAACGCTTAAACAAGAATCAAAACTTCTTGCACCTAAGAGAGGGTTCACTGTAAGCCTTTCAGGATCAAGAGGTTGGAACACGGCTCACTCTACAGTTGGAAAGATTGTAGATATTAGTCACTCAGTTCCTCAAATCAGCAATCGATTCGTTATTGTTGATAGCGAGGGATTAAGCCCCGAACTGCAACAACTGTCATTACTGTTCAACGATAGCGCCCTTGTGCTTCCTTTCCATAACAGGGACACTTGGATTGAATTACTTGTTGCTTAAATACCCCGGCCACCGCGCCGGGTTTTTTATTGACCTTTCCTCACCAGCTCCGCAGCATCCCTGTTAGCCCCCTTTCCTATAACATTCCCCGTAACCCTCCTGTTGTGCTCCAACCTTTCCACAAGGTTATCTTTGGTTATAGGCACCTGAGCCGCGACCAAATCAACCACGGCAAGTCCTATCGCATTCAGAATTAAACCCGCCTTTTCGTCATCCATATTACCTCCGAAGCTCACTTTTCGACCTTCTCAGCATATCACATGGGATTGCGCCCGATCTTTATGCATGAAAAATGAGCAGAAAAATAAATTATCTTATAAATCATAAACATCAACACCGCTTGTGATTTTTTATCTCCTGCGGTGTTGACTATAAAACCACTGGCGGTGATACTAAGTCCATCAGCAGGACGCTGGTAGCCAAACGGAACAGATTGGCATCGCTCTTTAACTTCGACGGTGCGCTGACAAAGCGCGAACAGATACCAAACGAGATGGGTTTGGGGTGTGGCAGGTTGCGCGATATGAGATGCGAGCAATACCACCTTAGGCAGTATGAGTCTGCATGCCGATTTGGCAAACGGATGCAAGCCAGCCTCGCCAAGCCGCTGGAGTACGGAATAGCAACAGACCTGCACACCACCAAAGCCATTTCACACGAGGACAAAGCCATGACGGTTATCCAATACGGTTCTTCAGTATCAGCTGGTAACGCTAAAACTCGCCGTCATGAGCGGCGCAGAAAGCTCGCTATCGAGCGTGACGCTATCTGCAATATCATCGACTCAATTTTAGGTTGCGAGGCTCCTGACGCTTCTCAGGAAGAATCACGCAAGCATGCAAGCCGAGTTGACCGAGCCACTTCGCTCGTAGCTCTCCGCGATTATCAGGAGCCGGAAGTAACGCAGCAGAAACCTAACCGCAAATGGTACAGCGCGCCGCGCAATGAAATGGGCGTGACCTGTGTCGGGCGGCAGAAAATGAAACTTGGCAGCAAGCCACTTATCTGAGGTGAGATATGGAGTTAATTGTTGATATTGACCACGGAATCGCCGTAAATGAAAGCGCCATTGCGGCTTTGCTGAGGGATGAGAGAAACACCGGCAATACCATTGTTGTCCTTGTTTCAGGGAAGGAATTTGTCGCTAACGTACCACTAACAAAGATGGTGGAAATGCTCAAAAAAGGACTCCCACCAGAGGAAATGAAGGAATCACTTATCTGTGCTGGCAGTGATTCAGGCGTCGGAATACAAGTATGATGCCCAGTTGGTAAATTCGCAGACAAAAACTGCCGCGCTCTTACTTGATAATGGGTCTGATATTCTTCTGACTGCGTCTCTGATATCTGAAACTTCAGAAGGGCTAGCCCCAACATATGTTCCGGTTGGTAACTTTCTTACCGTAGAGCCAGGAGCCTGAATTGTCTTTCTGAAACCAATCGACTGCATGGCCTCATGCAGTTTTTCATAATCTTCACCATCGGCATCGAATAATTCGACCCTGACCAGATAATCCGCCATGAAATAAATCCTTTTTGACTGTGGAAAAGACAGTCTACCCCCTTCCTTGGCTGTGGAAAGTGAAGGAAATCACGCGCCGGGCGTGGCTAAACATCCCGGCAACCCTTGTTGTCTGTTCGCCCTCTCCGGAGGGCTTTTTTTCGCCTGCATATCAACAGCGCTTCATTCGAGGCGTTTTCGCTATGCCAATTAACCAAGGATAACACCATGCAACAGTTCGCTTTTGCAGGGTGGCCTGTTGTGGGCTGCTCTGAATCCCTTCTCGATCGCATCACACGCAAGTTACGCACTGGCTGGAAAAAGCTGGCCGATATCCTCTCTCAACCCGGAGTGCCAAGTCATGAATATTTTGCCTGTTAACGGAACCATTCTGGTTCAGCAAGGTAATCGCGAGTTCAACAAGCTCTATGAAGCTGCATTCCCGGATACGGATGAAGGACGCCACTCAGCCTATGAATGGGCGTGGGAAATCGCGATGGGATGGAACGATATTCAGGACGACGACTGGAACAAAAAACATGCTGCATGAACTGGAAGACGACGACTTTATCGCTCTCATCTCTCCTGAAATTGAAGAAGAGGTCGAGCAGCAAATTAACCTGGCGGCTGAGCGCATGAATCAGCCTATTACGTGGCAGGAATTCGCGGGGAATTACTCATGACAGAGAAGCTTGTTTATCAGGCAATCAGCGCGGTAGCCAAGGAGATGGCGGCAACGGGCATCAGCAAGGACAGGACTAACACACAGCAAAACTTCAAATTTCGCGGCATCGACCAGGTCTATAACGCACTGGCACCGGCGCTGGTTAATCACGGACTCCTTATCCTCCCCCGCATCACTGAACGCACCGTAACCGAGCGCACCACCCCAAAAGGCACCGTACTGTTCTATGTGGTGGTTAAAGCAGAGTTCGACTTTGTGAGCACAAAGGACGGCAGCGTTCACACGGTAGTTACCTACGGCGAAGCGATGGACAGCGGCGACAAGGCCACGAACAAGGCCATGTCTATTGCCTACAAATACGCAGCGTTTCAGGCGTTCTGCATCCCGACAGAAGAGACGGCAATTGATGCTGATGCGGAGGTTCACCACATCCAGCCTGCTGATGCTGACACCATTCTGGCCGAGTTCACGCAGTATGCAGGAACCGAGAACGACGCCAAGAAATTGCAGGATCAATACGCATCAACATGGACGCGCCTTAACGGCTTCCCTGATCACCAGGCGAAGTGCAAAGACGTAACCGGCATCCGAATCAAAGAACTGAAACAGGCGGCATAAATGGCGAGCAAAGGCGTAAACAAGGTGATTCTGGTCGGCAACCTCGGGCAAGACCCTGAGGTTAGATACATGCCTAACGGCGGCGCGGTGACAAGCCTGCGCCTGGCAACATCTGAATCGTGGCGTGACAAGCAGACCGGTGAGATGAAAGAAGTGACCGAATGGCACAGCGTCGTGCTGTACGGCAAGCTGGCGGAAGTCGCTGGCGAATACCTGCGTAAAGGCTCGCAGGTTTACATCGAAGGTCAGCTGCGCACCCGTAAGTGGCAGGATCAGAGCGGTCAGGATCGCTACTCAACCGAAGTCGTGGTGAACGTCGGCGGCACCATGCAGATGCTGGGTGGAAAGCAGCAGTCAGACAAGCCGAAACAGCAATCCCAGACAACAAAACAAAAACCGCCATCGCAGCAGTCTTCAGTCCCACCTATGGACTTTGATGATGACATACCTTTCGCTCCTGCGACATTACCATTTCCTCGCCACACCATTCACGCTATTTAAGGATGAATATGAACCACTTAATGCTTGACCTAGAAACTATGGGTAATGGCCCATACGCGCCTGTTATCTCCATCGGCGCAACGTTCTTCGAACCAACGACAGGCGATATTGGAGAAGACTTCTCAGTTAACGTGTCGCTTGAATCATCAATGCGATACCGAGCCAGACCGGACGCATCAACAATCCTGTGGTGGATGGAACAAAGTGCTGATGCGCGTCAGTCGTTAACAACTGAAACGGCATCCCTTCCTGATTCCTTGACATGGCTCAGCGAATTCATCAGCAAGCATGCAAACCCTAGCTTTGTTCAGGTTTGGGGGAATGGAGCTTCATTCGACTGCGTAATTCTGCGCAATAGCTACGCGCTGGCGGGAATAGATGCCCCCTGGCAATGGTGGAATGATCGTGATGTAAGGACTGTAGTAGAGATTGGGAAGGCACTAGGATTTGACCCTAAGCGCGACATGCCATTCGAGGGTACTCGTCACAACGCATTAGACGATGCAATTCATCAGGCTAAATACGTTTCTGCTATCTGGAAGAAACTAATCAATTAACAAATCCTGAGAAAAAAATGCCATCACCTCTTCCCGGGGCGGGATACGCACGCCCACCAAAACGATCCGGCACCAAAGAAGAGGTGCTGGCGCGCATTAAAGCACACCTGCAAGAGACGCTGGGAAAGCAGTACGAAACCGAGAGCAAGGAAGCTCGCATGACACGCCATGCTGATGCACTGGCTGACAGATTGCTGTGGGACAAAAACAGCGCCGCATCTTTCCGCCCCGGATTCGTCACCACTGGCCCGCGCCGCCCTGAAGAAACAGATAACCGTATGCGCCACTTCCTCGGTCGATACGGTCACGTTCGTAGCGATTAAGGAGTTAACCATGTCCAGAGACCAGGCAAATTATTTAACCGTCACGGTCGGCGGCAAATCTGACCGCAAGCATATCCCGATGCCTAGCCGCGAGGAGCTCATGAAGCGCAACAGCTTCGGCTCTGTGAATAACAACCGCTATCTGAATCGCTGGTTTGGAGCGAAGAAATGAGCATACCTCAGGTCGTAAGCTTTTCTGGCGGCAGAACGTCGGCTTATCTGGTGCATCTGATGGAGCAGCGGCGCGCAGCTGGGGAGGATGTGCATTACGTCTTCATGGACACCGGCGCCGAGCACCCAAAGACGTATGAGTTTGTCAGAAACGTGGTGAGACATTGGGGAATTGACCTTCACTGCCTGCGTGTTATCCCCGACCCGGAAATGGGTAAGCCAAGCACATATGAAGAGCTTTCAGTGGATGAGATTGGCCCAGACTTAATCCCGTGGAAGCGCATGCTGAACAAGTATGGACACCCGTATGTCGGCGGCGCGTTCTGCACCGACAGAATGAAGTCAGTACCCTTCACAAAATACTGCCAGGAACGATTCGGGAAAGGGAAATACCACACCTGGCTGGGCATTCGTATAGACGAACAGAACCGGCTTAAAGAGACGAAGGGATTTAGTTACCTGGCAGATATTAGTGACTTTGAAAAACAGGACGTTATCGATTGGTGGGCTGAACAGTCCTTCGACCTTGGCATTCAGGAGCATCTTGGGAACTGCGTATTTTGCATCAAGAAAAGCATGCAAAAGGTCGCGCTTGCTGTGATGGACGAACCTCAGCTGGCAGAACAATTCATCAACATTCTGGATACCGAAATCAGGACTGGAAGGGAGCCAGTTATGTACCGAGGAAATAACACGCTCAAATCTCTGATCGCCCTTTTCAGTGATACGTCACGCGACGAACTGGCATCGCGAATGACCTCAATGCGGCAATACGATACAGGCTCGTGCTCAGAGTCCTGCGAGGCGTTCTCTTGTCAGCTTGGTTTTAATTTTGAGGAGGCGGCATGAAAACCGAAGGAATGCAAAACAACGACGAATTAATCGCAGCCGGTCATGAGCTGGCGAAGTGCCTCGACAGCAATACGCCGCTGATTGATATCGCGAAGATGATTGTCCGCCTGGCGGATAAGCTCGACGTTACCACTCTGGCGCTGCGCGAAAAGACGAAGCAGTGCGATGCCGAGCATAACGATGTGCTTATCTGGGAAAAAACCATGTTCATGGTCTGCGGCGAAGATGTGGTGAAATCAGTGGCTGAGAAGTTTGCCTCACTGGAAGCCAGTCGTGCAGCGCTGGCGGCTGAGAATGCGGCGCTGAAAGATTACCGTCCGCAGCCGCAGGGTGCGGCAATGATGGAAGCGCTGGATGCGTTTTTTGAGCATGAGGACGTGCCAGAGCAAGGCATGATGAACGCCTTCGAAATCCTGTTCTGCGAACAACCGGAAACCCCCGCAACCGAAGCATTCCTGCGAGAAGTAAGAGCGCAGGTCTGGATTAAGGGTAGCGAGCCGCCTGAATTTGGCCGTTATTGGGTGCGATACGAAACTGACGTTGGGCCGCAATACTGCTCAGCAAAGTGGATGGAATACAACTTCTGCGCGCCCGGCGATACCAACATTCACAAAATCTGGCTTGCTGATCAATCACGTTCAATCAACAGCCTGAAGGGTGTAACGCATTACGCCAAGTTGCCAGAGGCAATCGAAGGTGGTGCCGCATGAACACAGAAAAACTGAAATCGGCGGCTGAACGCCAAAAATCGATTCTTGCGTATATCGCCAGCTATGAGCCAGGCGATATCGACAGCGACACAGTTGATTTACGTTTCGAAGATGAAAACGGCTGTGACACCGGCTGCGACGTGAGCATTGTCGAGGAATGCCGGCGCTCGGCTGATTTGGTTGGCGAGCTGATATCAGCGCTGGAAGCCGCTGAGAGGCGTGTAGCTGAGCTGGAACGCGAGCACCCAGCATTTCGGCTGTCGGCGTAATGAGTGAAGGTGCATTCCATCGTCTGGAGAACAGCGAGTGCCGCTTTATTGCACTGTGGCCGCGACCGGGGATTTATTTGCCGCGCAAACGCCCGGATGACGGCGTTGTTGTGTACGCCCTGCACCGAGTTGGTTGGCATCAATCTTGAGACAGGGGGTGAATCGTGAGCCACCATCACGGCTGACCTATTACGCCGGATAAGCGATATACTCCACTCAGGAGGTATCATCATGACACGAAGAAAAAGCAGAAGTCGTAAAAAAGAAAATGAGCTGCTCGCCAGCATGACCCCCGCTGAGCGTCACCGTCACATGCTGAAAAAATACAGCCATGTTAAGCGTCTGATCGACGTGGCAAACGGTGAGCGCTTTGAAAATGGCATAGTCAGCTCAGTTGACGCCTACCGCTCGCCATACGAATTAAGAGTAAAGCGCGGGCGTTCAGCCGATGGTAAGAAGTCGTGATGAAAAATAATCTCACTGTACGCAGCAAAGAGGAAATGGCGAAGGTTATAGTGGATTTAGCTGCTTCAGGCGTTGCTTGCATTTTTATAGGGAGTTAAAGGAATGAGTTGGCATCATGGTGATTACATAAACCTTATCTCAGCTGCTGGCACTGCAATTGCCGCCGCCGCCGCTGCGGTAGCGGCGTGGCTTAGCTTTAAAAGCGCCAAAGAATCCCAAGAGCAACAAAGGAAGTCAGCAAAGTTTGAGATGGAGCGGCATCTTTATGAGCTTTTGCAAATTGATGCTCAAAGGGCAAACGAAAGCGTAAAAGGCATCGATTCAATGGACTGGACTTATAATCAAGTCGCAAACATAACTTATGCTATCGAATCAGCCCGAAAGCGACTCCAGGCCGCGACACCACAACTTGAAGATGAGCAAATAGCTAGATTCAAATCTTTCTTCACTGAACAGCTATCTCATGAGGTTAAGGCTGAAATGAAAGAGATGGGTGGATTACCCGATGCCCTTTACAAAACAAAGGGAAATTGCAGAGAAAGTATGGAGTTAGTTGACATTTTCGGTAAGAACAAAGAATTTTTTGGGTATGACTATCTTCGTGATTCTGATTTAGAAGATTAACAAACCATACCAATAGCGACCTGCTTCGGCAGGTTTTTTTCGCTCAGATAACGTGAAAAACATGAAATACCCAGGCCAGGTTCATGAAGCCGTAGAGCGTGAACAGAAGCAAATACAGGCCATGACGCCTTAACCCCGCCCATAGCGCTACGAATTGACAGCCAGACCACCTCAATTTACTGTATATAAATACAGTTATTTTGGGGTGCGTCATGAGCAAAGACTCGGACTATCTGATTATCTACAGAGGCGAGATACATCACCGCATAACTCCCGGTCGGTGGGTGCTCATTCAGCGCGCACGCGAATACGGCGGCGGGTGGTGGCTAGGGAAGTCTTACGATGATGTTTTTATGCTTGAGTTCGAGAAGCCATGCTCTATGGCCGCGGCGTCGGAGTACATCATGTCGCATGGAAGGATGAGCACATTCCCGCCGTGGGATGACAATTTTGAGTTAACACCGTGACCCGCTTCGGCGGGTTTTTTATTGCCTGGAGATAATCGAATGAATGAAGTGATTCAGCTTGTCCCCAACAAATGGGTATCTGAAGAAGTGCTGATGGCGATAACCGGCCTGACAAAAAACGCCATCAAGTCAGCGCGAGAGAAGTCATGGATGGAAGGTAAGGAATATCGGCACTACTCCGGCGACTGCCAGCCCAAGGACAACTCCCCTATCCTCTACAACCGGCATGAAGTCGATGCGTGGGTTGAACGTCAGCGGCCAGCGATTCCCCGCCAGAAATCTGCTTAAATACCCTTCCCTATTAACTGACGAGGAATCGTTATGACCAAGTATCCAACAGGAGTGGAGAATCACGGCGGAACACTGCGGATATGGTTCATCTACAAGGGAGCCAGGGTAAGGGAAAACCTCGGCGTTCCCGATACACCGAAAAACAGGAAGATGGCAGGTGAGCTAAGAACCTCAATAGGCTATGAGATAAAAACCGGCACGTTTAACTATGCTTCCCGCTTCCCGTCGTCGCCGAATTTAAAGCGATTCGGGTTTGTGAGACAGGGTGTGACGCTGGGCGAGCTTGCTGCGCGATGGCTGGAACTTAAGAAAATGGAGATAACAAAAAATGCTCATCTTAGATACGTATCATACATAACCATCGCTACAGATATTCTTGGGGCATCACGTACTGTTTCCAGCCTTAATAATGAGGACATGCTTAGACTAAGAAAGGAGTTGCTTACAGGAAACCAAATTGTCAGCAACCACCAAAAGTCACGCCTTTCCAAAAAGGGAAGAACAGTGAGGACTGTAAACGTCTATATGTCAACGATGGGCAGCATGATGAGGTTTGCTGAGCTTAATGGATACATAGATAAATCGCCAATGACAGGTATTGATCCACTCAGAAAGAGCAGGTCCGAACCGGAGCCACTTACGAAGGATGAGTATGAGCGTCTACTGACGGCTTGCCCTTCCGAGCAAATAAAGAACCTGTGGATTCTGGCAATCAATACAGGCATGCGGCACGGAGAAATATGCGCCCTAGCCTGGGAAGATATCGACATGGTCAACTGGACAATAACGGTGTCGAGGAATATGGCAATTAAGAATCACTTCACGCCGCCTAAAACGGAGTCAGGCAATAGGGTGATAAACCTGACTCTCCCGGCGATAGAGGCTCTAAAAAGCCAAATGGCATACACAAGGATGGGCAAACAGCACCACATAGAAGTTAATTTGAGGGAATTTGGCAGGACACGGATGGACTTATGCACATTCGTATTTGTGCCGCGGCTAACGGCAAGAAACGGGAAAGGTGGTGACTGGTATGCACCTGGCTCTTTCGGTGCCACCTGGAATGAAATTTTGAAGCGCGCGAAAATTAAGCACAGGAAGGCGTATGAGTCTCGACACACATACGCTTGCTGGGCATTAAGTGCCGGGGCCAACCCTAACTTCATAGCATCTCAGATGGGTCACAATTCAGCGCAGATGGTTTACAGCGTTTACGGGAAATGGATGAACGATAACAATGTGGATCAGATGAGCATACTGAACGCTAATTTTGGAGGAAATGCCCCACAGATGCCCCAGGCAGTAAATCAGAAGTAACAAATCCCTTTCATATCAACGCCTCAATCTGCCCAATCCGGTTTGTTTAAAATATGGTCTTGCCAGTCGCGTACTTCGGATTCTTTAACGGCAATATGACGCACCGAAATACGCTCGGCGTGCATCGCGGCTTTTGAGCCGGTGCGCAGCGGATGCCACAGCGGCAGGTTTTTCCCTTCGGCCAGCAGCCGATACGCGCAGGTCGGCGGTAGCCACTCGAAGGTTGGCAGGTTTTCACGCGTCAGCTTGATGCAGTCCGGCTCATAGTCGAAGCGCCGTTCATAGTTACGGCACTGACAGGTTTTAATATTCAGCTGACGGCAGGCGACGTTGGTGAAATAAATTTCGTCGGTGTCTTCATCCATCAGCTTATGCAGGCAGCACTGACCGCACCCGTCGCAGAGCGATTCCCACTCGGCGTCGCTCATCTCATCCAGGGTTTTACGCTGCCAGAAAGGCGTTTCGGTCAT